TGAAGTTACCCTTACCACGACGGGTTTCCTTGGCGATCTGGTTGGCTTCGCGTTCGATCTGGAACATGAGGCCACGGAAGCGTTCAGCTGACCAACGACCGTCTGAGTCGGTTAGAAGGTCATATACACCGCCACCGAAACCATTTGAGCTTAGGTCGGTCTGCTTGCAGCCTAGTTTGGCGACATGGTAGATGCCACGAACGACTTCGCGGTTGATTTCAGCAAGAATTTCAGTGCTGAGAATATTGGCGAGTTCGGTTTCAGCATCAAGTCCGTGAACAGCCTTGAGGTCCTGAGCAAGTTCAGTGGTGTAATCGGCCTTTAGAGCGCGAGTCTTAGCCTGAACAGCAACCTTGTCAATGGTGAATGCCATTTCAGCGAAAGGCTTGGATGATGTACCAAGATTTTCAGCATCTCCTACTAGCATACCCTTGAAGTCTGTTGCGTAGAAAGCTCCTCTGGTTGCGCCAGTAGTACCACCGAATAGTGTTAGACCATAAGTCTCATCGTAAGATGGATAGCCACCTCCGATAGCAGCGGTAGTACCAGTAATACCACCTGAACCACCGAATGGTACGAATGGTTCCTGGAACATTGCTTCCTTACGATTTGCTGCGTTGCTTGGATCGTACTTGGGACGCATTGCGAAGATGAGTCCGGTTGGAGCGGTCATGGGCTGAACGCCGCAGATGTCGTAAGCAATGAGGTTTGGCATTGCGCGACGAACGAGGCTGATTAGAATTGGATCGTAACCAGCGATGTTGCTTGATGATGGGCTAGCGACATTGCTGATGACTCCACCGAGGGTGTTATCTTCAGTTAGTCTCTGAGCGCGAATGGCCTGCTCTTGGTTCTCAAGTAGAACAGCAGTTACCTTAGTTTTATAAGAATCTTCGATCTGTGGGAGTGCGTCGTGTTTTAGAACTGGTTCCCACTTTTCAGTTAGAATATCGTATGGGGTTGTATCGTCAAAATTCATTTGTATCTCCTAATGTTTTATTTATAATTTTTATTTCTTTAAGTGTCTACTGATGGCTTTTCTGTAAATGTCCATGCCCTCATTAATCATTTCTGGTTCAGAGGAAGTGTCAAGAATATCTAATTTTCTAGAAACTCTTGGCATTGCAACTGGAGCTGATTGTGAAGAAGCATGACCATTACCAAAATAGCTTTCCTTTAAAATTTGAATCTTATTTCTGAATTGATCTGCACTATCGTATTCCATACCCTCAGCTAGATTTGCTAGTTTTTCAATTTGAGTATGGGCAAGACCTTGAGTCTCTTGAGCAAATACAGCAACAGCGGCTGATTCAAGTAATTTCTTCTTTAGATTGATGTTTTCGTTCATTGCACCATTGAGTTGATCATTTTGTTCTTCAATGGTTGAATATAGCTCATCAAGAACATCATATTTTTCGTTTGGTACATCGATGAAGTTTGATTCAAAAAGCTTCTTAAGGCCGAAGATGAAATTTTCAGCCAATTCGACTTTGATTCCTCTTTCTACCTGAAGCTTATTTTCATTTACCCATTCTTCAACGACATAAGTTAGATAATCATCAACCTTCTCGGTTAGTTCGTTTACAGTGCCTGCTAGAGCAGCTGAGTATTCAGCCTTATATGCTTCATTGATACGAGTGGCTAAAGCATTGGCTCTTTCATTGACTGCTGCAACAAAAATAGTCTTTGCCTTTTCAACAAAATCTTCTGATAGATTTGTATTAGCGAAAAGGGCAGCTAAATGTTCCTTCAAATTTTCTTCTGAGGATTCATCTTCTTCTTCCTGACCTTGTGCTTGTTGTTCTTGACCTGGTTGCATCATTTGGCCCATTGGACCCTGAACAGTTCTCATGTTCATTTGAGCTAAACCTTCGGCGGGAGGATTCTTTGTCTGAAGAATAAATCCCTTTCCTTCGGCATCGAATGCTGATTTGCCTAAAATATCCATTTCTACTGATGTGTCGTTCATATTATTTTCTCCGTTTTATATATGTTTAAAATTTTACAGGACCGTATTGTATTTGTGATGATTTAGATGTTCTTCCAGATCTGCTTAGATTTGCTAGTGCGCTTCCTTCTAAAGCTTGTGGGGCCATTCTATATGGGGCAATAAAGGTTTTTAATCCAGCCTCTTTATATTCCCCACCAAGTCTTCCAAGAGGACCTTGGGATTCTTTATTCGCCAAGTAAGCTTGAAATTCTGGACTATCGGGTAGAATTAGAGAAGTAATCTTTTTAAATACATCTGAATCGTATATATCTTTTAAGAATTTTTTTGTTCCCCCACTCGCTCTACCAAGAGCATTATTTAGTCCACCAAGAACTCTAGTGCCAACACCTTCATTTAATGTATTATTTAAAATAATAGAATTTAATTCTTTGAAATCAATATTTCTATTACTTTCTTCTAAAAAATAAAATTTTCTACTATCTAAATTCATTTGATTTTTCTTAAGAAATCTGCAAAAAGTTTTATAGATTCTGCCTGTAGTTTTCTTGAAGGAATCTTCTTTAAGGAATTGTGGTATTCAGCAATCTGCTGTTCCTTGAGAATACCGTTGTCCCAGATCCATTCTCTGCCTTCCATGATTCCATTTACAAAAGCATTTGGGGCTGAAGGATCAGCGACAATATCAATAGCGGCAAGCATGAAGTCTTCTTTGACAACATTGACCCCGCCTCTCTTTTCTAAAGAACCCATTCCACGGGTTGATACACCAAGCTTAACACCTTCGCTCATTAGATTTTTTACAATCTGTCCGCATGGAGTGTCAAGAATTTTAGCTTTACCATAGAAATCATTATTGTTTTCATATAGCCAAGTGACTTTATGGGAAACGCGATCAAGATTTACAGAAGGACCAGTTGGGTGATTTAATTCTCCAAGAGCACGATTTTTATTTACATATTCAGTAACATAGCGATTAGCTTCTTTGGCAAGAATTGGCTTTGGATAAACTCTACCATTCTTATTCTTTTGTTCTGCCTGCATGAAAACACCTTCGATGAAAAATTGTTTTTCACCGTCTTTGTTTTCAGTTAAATAAGCTACTTCTTCTATTGTTTCTGTGATTAATTTCATTATTCTTCCTTATCGCAATCTTCGCAATCACATTCCTCTTCATCCATTTCTTCTTCTTCTCCGTCCTCGTTTCCGTCTTGCTCTTCGTTTCTACCAGCAGCAATGATGTCACCTCTGGTTACTTTATCGAACGGAGGATAATTGTTTGCTAGATTATTATCAGCTTCATTGAATGTCGATTTAGCGACAACAATATATTCTTCGGCCAATCTCTGACCTAATTTTAGGGTCAATTCCTCAGCAATTAGCTTTTTTGCTCCGATTGCATTTTCTTCCAGAATTTTTTTGAGTATAGTTTTAGCTTTCATATTTTTTTCCTTTATTATTTATAAATTATTATTCTGGCTGCTCTGCTTCTTGTGCCATTTGCATCTGCATCATTTGTTCTTGTTGCTGTTTGGCTATATCAATGGCCATTTCCCTATTTAATTGATCTATTTCTTCGTCTGTTTGCTTTAGAATATTTTTCTTTATATAAAGAGTCGAGTAGTACTTGCCAATCATTGGTTCCATTTGAGTGGCCAATTCCATTCTTGCGGATAAAATCTCAGCATCTTTTAGATCTGTGAAATATGAATCTTTATTAAAAACAAAATTAATGTTATGGCTAATATCTTCCCAATCAGTTTCAGTAATTATTCCCTTAAGAATTAACTGAACTCTTAAGAGCTGCATAAATGCCTGTGCAAATTTATTTCTTAATCTTTCAATAAATTTGTAGAACTTGACCTCATCTCGCGTGATTTCAGCCGATCTTCCAAGATTGAATCCATTTTCTCCTACAAGTCTTGAGGGAGGAATATTCAAAGCGTAGTAGAGCTTTTTCTTGAAATATTCAACATCGGTCAATTCACCAAGATTCTGTCCCCCATCTAGGGTAGAAATTTCAGTTCCCCTACCACCTTCGCGGCGAGGTAGCCAGTAATCTTCAAGCATTGCCATTTGATTTCTATCGTCTTTGATTTCGCCAGTTGTCTGGTTATAGATCATACGATTACGATACTTATTCATAAGCTCACGAA